TTTTTTTTTATGCATACCGTGTGGTAGGTTAGTGGTACGTTGTGGTAAGTAGGCAAAAAACGGCTACTTACCACATTTTTTCCTTTGGTGGCGCATGTTCTGGCGGTGTGGTAAGTGTGGTAAGTGAATTTTTATTTTTCATTTTTTCTTTGAGTTTTTTATATATTAGTGAATTAATAGATATGTTTATAAAGAATCTAAATGACAGACATGGTAGGCATAAATCGAATCAATACCACGTCTTACTTTCTTCCGGTCAAAACCCAGTTGAGTCAGGGCACGGCCAATTGCTTCATTACTCATCGATCCTCGGTCCTCCGACCGTATAAGCTTCTTTTCAATCATGCAGTTTAAAACCTCGTTGGCTTGCATCCATTCACCCTCGCCATTGATGGGTTTGCGGAAATACATGCGGATATACTTTGTACACGATGTTTCCACCCGGTACCGCTCGTTTATCATCCTGAATTCTTCCCAGTCCGACTGGTGCCAGGTATAATCAAAATCCTGTTCCATCAGCGTGACGGCTTCTGCCCACAGCTGGTCCACGTCAACCTTCATACTATACTCCTGGTTAATCGATTCGAGTTCTATCACCAGCCATCGGCGATATCCCATTCCTGAAGTAATGAAACCACCCATTTCAGGTGTTTTATTCGAGGTAAAACATCCAGATCCCAGGCGGGGCATTTCTTTGGGAAAAGGATCCCGGGGCAAAAGCACTTGTATTGTACTTTGCGACGATACTTTCTTCAAAATCTCATTCGATCGCTTGGTTACTCCAACCAGTTCGTCAAACAGAATCATCATATTTTGAGCAAAAGCGGTCTCCACATCAAACTTATTGATATCATCCTTCGATATGGCCAGGTATGGACGAAGTACCGGTGGCATCAAAAATTCAAAAAAGAAAGTTTTGCCTATTCCTTCATCCTGATGGACCAGTCCTAAAAACACTGAATTTGCAATGCTTTTCATAGCGCAGGCCACGGTGGCCACCAACCACTTTTTTAAGTAACTGTAAAACCTGATCTTATAATAATCCCTGCCCTGATCGCCATATTCCCTGATGCTCAGGTGAGCGGCCAACAGGTCGATATGACTGACCCCTTTCCATTTTTCCCGAAGGCTTTCAAAATATTCGGTCACCGGGTTATAAGTAGTCATGTAGTTGGGCGATCTGAGCAGCTTTCTGAGTACCGTATCCGAGCACTGAACGCCTTCTTCAATCATGTGGATAGATATTTCCTCCCAGGTCACTCCGTACTCAAATCGCTTGCTTTTGGGCTTAATTACCGCCCTGTTTGGGTTCGGATCGAAACGGTTAACCCGTATTTCGTAATTTTCTGAAAGAAATGCTCTGACCTCGTCAATCTTATTTTGCGAGCTTACTCTTGATTCAGTCTTTAGAGAGGATATTTTAGCCATGGTATAGTATAAGTTTCAAATTTTAAGTTCAAGGGTTCATGTTGTGGGTGCGATAATGCTAATCGTTGTCATCATCCTCCCAAAGTTTCCTTGAATATTGTACTACTGGTTCTTTCAATGCCAGAAGTTTCTTTTGCATCTCCTTAATATCCCACGAATCAATAGGCTTTGAGGTAATCATTTCAGCCATTTGGAACATCACTTCTTCAGTTACCGGATTGATAGCGTAAATTGCTGAAGGATTGAGAAGTCGTGTAAACTTCGGTTGTTGTGTCGTTTCAGGAACATCGACCCTTACAAATGTTGCAACTCCAATATTTTGTTCTGTAACCTTTCCGGCCATTTTAGTATGACCAAATAATTCAACTACTGCATTTAATTCAAATTTTTCCATGATTATTAATTTTATGTTTTTTAAACTCCTTAAACTCCTTAACCTCCTTAATTCCCTATCCACTCATCAGGATCTACACTCCCTTTAGCGCTGTCAAAAATCTGCGAGAAGTCCGTGCTCTTCTTACACGTAATAGTCCTCAGATCTCCCTCCCTGTTCTTGGCAATTACCAGCTGAATAATGTTCTTGATTGAATTTCCGGCTTCATCCACCCCGTCCTTGTCGTAATATTCCGGTCTCCACGGGAAAATCACCATATCGGCATCCTGCTCGATAGCACCCGATTCGCGTAAATCAGATAACATAGGGGTTTTATCCTGGCGGCTTTCAACGCCTCGATTCAACTGGCACAGCAATATCACCGGCACATTGGTCTCTTTGGCCAGCTTCTTCAGCGATCGGCTGATCTCGGCCACTTCCCGTTCCCTATTCTTCTGTCCATAGCCATTCTCCTGGGGCGACTCCACCAGCTGCAGGTAATCAATCACAATCAGCTGACATTCTCCCCTTCTGGCTTTGTTGCGTGCCACTGCCGAAATATACCTGACATTAGCCGAGGCAGTATCGTCGATGTAAATGGGTAGATTTTCCAGTTCTGTTATAGATTTATGATAGGCATCCCAGTCAATTCCGGTCATCTTTCCCGATTTCATATTATCCTGATCGATGCCACCATTACCTAAAATTAACCTCTGGCTTAATCGGGTATCCTTCATCTCAAGCGAGAAAATACACACCGATGCACGACTTTTAGCCGCGAATTTCGAAAAGTGAAGTGCAAAAGCCGTCTTACCCATACCCGGCCTGGCTGCTATCACGATTAAATCCGATGGCTGCCATCCATAAATGGCCCGGTTCAGATCGGCCAACCCGGTGGGTATTCCTGCCATTTCACCCCGCTGGGCTTTCTCGGCCCGTTCCACTACCTCCCGGGTAGTTTCCTTCATCACCTCGCGGATATGGCGCATGCCGGTCTTACCTGCCATCAGGTCATCGATCGCCTGCGTATTCATCGAATAACACATCTCTGCTTCGTCAAAATTATCCTGGTAGCTCAGCGAGATGATTTCCGAACATCGGCGGATCATTTCCCTTAAAACATATTTTTCATAAATGATCCGTGCGTGTTGTTCGATGTGTGCTGCGCTGGCAATGCGCGAAGTAAGCTGTGTGATGGCCAGTGGACCGCCAACTTCTTCGAGTAAATTCAGCTGGCGTAATTCCTGGGTAATGGTTAGTAAGTCGGTCGTTTTTCCGGTCGAAACCATCTTATCAATGACTTCGAAAATCACCTGGTGTGTATTTTTGTAAAACATTTCGCCTGTCAGCAGGTTCGAAATCTTGTGATAGGCATCCCGCTCCAGAAGCATGGCGCCAAGCACCACCTCTTCAAGTTCAATAACCTGTGGCGGTACCTTGCCAAAAGCGGCATCTATCTGATTAGGCAAGTTTGAATACGGTTGGTTTTTTTTCTTCTGGTCCATTATTGAGTAAATTATTGGTTATTAATTCTTCTTCCTTTACCACGTAAAAGTTAGGATTACGTTTATACATGGCATATTCCAGGTACTTCACTGCCGTTTTTGGATTGTTATCCGTAATCTCTTTCAGCCTTTTCAGCGCCATCACCTCCGATCGGCTCTTGATCCACTGTCCGTGCTGCTCCTGAAGATATTCCTTCCAGAATTTCCAGGTCGATAAAAACTCCGGATCATTCCATGGCTCTTTCACTTCCACTGCCTTCATGGGTGAAATAAACCCATCGAAATTATTCCACGACTTCTTAAATTTATCCCAGGATTTCTTCATTTTATTCTCGGCCTTAAAGAAGCTTACCGATTGAGGAAGCATTACAAGAAGCTCCTCCATAGCCTCCTGTAAATTGCGGACATCAGTGCCCATTTGGTCCCATTCTTCTTGCATAGTGTTTCTGTTTTAATCAGATTAATCATTTAATCAGGTTAATCATAACTTGTCCCGATCCCTCGGGAGTTCAGACTATTTTCGGCCACTCCTTAAACTCCTCCCCATCCAGTATATCACCGGCAGTTTTGCGACCAACACGAAACATTGTGTTAGTGGAGTAAGAATACCCAACCTCAATAGATCTCTTTGATTTAAAATATTGATCTTCATTAGTATGATCCATTGGCAACCATTCCCCCCATTGCTTAAAAAAGAATGCTGTCCCTGCCTTCTTACACTGATTCCTGATCGATCTCACCCAATCCGGGTGCAACGGCCTTGCCTTCGATCCTGATTCACCTCCGCAGATAATCCAGTTAATCCCTTCATTATACCAAGCGATAAAACTCTTTTTACCATTAACATCTACAATCATATTAAACTCATCAAAATCTATTGGCCCCAGCATTGGCTCAATACTCACAAACCTTTTGGCTGCTTTTATCTGAAGAAGTATTGGAATCCGTTTATTCGCCATCTCCTGGTTCTCAGCTGTTACTCCCAGCCATACATTTTCAGGAAAATCACCGGTCATTTTATCTTTAATATTCTCCGGCCGTTTGGTCAGAATAATAAAAAGGTGTTGCGGACATTGCCTGATTACCTGCATTACCTGGTTAATCCAGTTGCAAGGCACATTTTTATGAAACAAATCACTCATCGAGCAAACGAATATCATCCGTGGCGATTTCCATTGAAGCGGATTGTCAATGTGGTCGGTATTCAGGCAGGTATGTCCATTCCAACCTTGTTTATTGACAACATTACTATAAGCATAGTAAGTTTCACTTTTGCTCTTCTCAAGCATATATGGGATCCGCATGGCCATCTTCTCAGCATAACAATTATCACAACCCGGGCTTACCTTCGAACATCCCACAATCGGGTTCCATGTTTCCGGCCGGTATCCCGGCATATTCAACCATGATATTTTATGTTCTTTCATTTTAAGAGTTTAAGTATGTTTGCCGTAGTTTTAGATACATAATCATCTATTTCAATGTGACTTCTTTTACTTGCTGGATGTGCTATTTTTAAAGTTCTTGGAATATCAGATAAAAAGTTTCTATGAATCCAGGCACCAAGGAGAATAATTATATCCCAGTCTTCCGGGTGATTCTTATCGTGCCAATCTATTCTTAATTTACATATTTCAATTAAGTCAGTTGGCAAGTATTCTACATCACACAGGTTCGTTTTTAGGCATTCGTATGGCCGCAACTGTTTGATAATACGATCTATTAACTTTCCCGACTTAGTGCTACTGCACAATGGCATCTTACCAGGCTTATTGTGCATTCCTACAAAAATGATTCTTGGTCCCATCTGATTCAATTTGGTTCATCTTAATCTCCTTAAACTCCTTAATGACCTTAATCTCCTTACCCTCTTTACAATTTACCTTCGTTATATTCAGCTATTACCGTTCTCAATTCAAATGAGTAATTGCTGTATGCCGTCTCCGGATCATGATACTGAAGCGGATAATCGCTTCCCTTGAAAAAGCAGTTAAATTCAATCTCCTGGGCTTTCAGATCGTACTTCTTCACCAATTTCAGCAAGCTTACACGCAGTCCGTACACTTCGAAAATAACCTTAATGATCCGGTCTTCCACCTCGCAATAAAAAGGCAGGTGCACCTTAAGCGGTTTAATCATATCACCCACATACGCCTCTGCAGCATCATGCAATAGCGCGGCCAGTTCAATGCCTGGAGACACGTACACATTATTCTTTTTCATCAGGTAACGTACCAGCATACTGTGTTCAGCCACCGAGAAAAACCGTGGCGACATGCCCGAAAAATGAGGCTTATACGCCAATCCTTTGGCGATATCCATCAGATCCACCATATCTGCAGTTGGCTCCAGCAGATTAAACTTCTTACCCGAAATAGTATTGATACAGCCATCCAGCTGCCTTAGCGGAATCAACTCTTCCTTAATTGCGATTTCTTTTTCCATTAAACTTTTCATTAATTGTTGGTTATTTTAAAGTCCTTATTGTCCTTATCATCCTTATGGTCATTACGGTCAATATATTCCGGCCTTCCACAGTTGCTTCTCACTTCAAATTCAATCACCCATACCCATGGATTTTTATCCCAGCTTTTTCTACCATTCAGTCACTGGGATTTTCATTCATTCGTTCAAGGCCTCTGGTTCTTCTGGTCATTCCTTTTAATAGGGCAAGAATAGCCTGCACCATTGGAGTGCTGAATAAAATTGGTAATTCTTTCATGGCTTATAATATTAATCGCATGGAAATAGCTTCTATTGCTGGAGATGGAGGATTAACCTCTTGTAATTCACTGTGAAACTCTTCCGTCCTGATCTCATTGATATCACAGGCTATCCGGCTCATAAAACAGACTACAGCAATACCGCTTTCCGTTATACCTTCCCATACTCTGGCCGGTACTCCCGTCTCCAAAGCGCTGGGTTTTAAAGTCACAATCTTTGAGGTTGGTGAAATAATGATTTTCATTTGGTTATTTTTTTATTGATTATTGGATATTCATTATTGGTTATTTTCCAAATCCTCCCCCTTGTGGGGGAGTTAGAGGGGGCTTCTGTTTTCTCTTCCACCCTTTTTCAGCGGCTCATGATTAGGCTGTTGTGCTAGCCGTTCCAGGAACCGGTTCTTTCGTTCCAGCGATGTAAAATATTTAATGTACTTCTGCCGTGGATCATGATAAGAGAATGGATATTTAGAAACATCCGGGCTCTTGCAATGCCTCTGTTTCAGCATTTCCCGATCATGATTCGGTTTTAGTTTATTCATACCTGGCATAAGTTCCACCGGCAATGCTTTCGTTGGGTTCTTACTGATCATAATTTGGTTTTTAGTTAAGATCTCTTCTAAGCACTACATCACAATATGAATCTGCATTGATTTTTATAGACGTTATCGTCTCGATTTTAAAGCCACTTTCTAACATGTCTTTAAGTGTTTTATCTGAGATCCAAGAGCTTCTTAATTCGATATACTCACCAGGGAATGACAGTCCTGACATTTCTGTGGTTTTCCAATATCTTACCCAATTTTGGGCATTGTCTTTAATAATTCCGAAAATAATTTGTTCAATATTCATTGCTTAAATTTTAATTTATAAATAGTTTAAATTGGTGTAAATCTGTAGTAATCTATATCAGCGCATTCTTTAAGACTCCCCTTGTGGGGGAGGTTTGGTGGGGGCTTTTTTATTGCAGCCATTCAAATGGCCAGCTGCCCCTGGGTCTCATACTCCAATAGAATTCAATCCTGCTAGAGGCGCTTCCTTTAGCGGGTCCCATCCTTTGCTCCTTCTGTATCAGCTTGCATTTATGCTGTCTTGAGGCATATTTACAACCCGAACATGAGGACAGCAATAGGTAAATAATAAGGATACCTACCGGGTATGTTATTTTTGAGAAAAACTTCGACCAGGTGAATGCGCATTCCGGGCAATTATTTCCATGCAGGTGAGCGTCAAATATGGCTCCGCATAAGGTACACTCGGTCCATATCTCATGGTTAAGAAGCCTGTTACTTGTTTTCATTAGAAAAGAATTTGTCGGATTGAATTTTTGTAGTTATAAAGCTCCTCGATGTGATGGAGATACTCCTTGCACGAAGTCTGAGGCTCAATAGTGAGGCTGTGTTTCTCAAGCTTTTTGAATACCTGGCTTTGATCGTACTTTTCGCTGGCGTTCAGCTTCTCCATGGCCTGCAGAAATGCCCGCGATTTCCAGTCTGCATCAAACTTATCATACTCCTTCGCCAGATTTAGAATCCTCATTGTAAATGGCTCATAATTTGCCTTAAACTGCCCAGACCTGAATGCTTCACTGCTTCCTCCGCTTCCAACCTTGCCGTACATTAACAGATTAATGCAGACCGAAATATTAATTTTATATTTCTCTGCCGTAGATTCAAGAATTTTGTAATCGGCTTTGTTGATATCGGCATCGATATAGCAGTTCATGTAATCCTTGATCTTCCATTTGCTTTGATTATTGTTGATCTCTGCAATCTGCCGCAATGTAAAGTTGGGTACCACAACAAAAAATACTGGGAGAGCCAGTTTTTTACAGACATAAAACCGGTGTTGGCCATCGATGATGAAGTATTCTTCATTAACCATTACCGGGCAATATTTAAAGAAGTTTAGTCCTGACTTAACACTCTTGATAATTTTCTCAATTTTAGCCTCGTTCAGGTCACGGTTACCGTGCAGAAACCTGAACATACCATAATCACTGGTATATTGAATTTTGGTATTACTATCCATGGGTTTATTTATTTGGAATTTTTGCGCTTTCTTGAGCTTCTTTAAGTGCGAAGTATTCAGAATTGAGTATCTCAATCAGATCTGTATTGGTAAGGCTATTGGCATATTTATCAGGAATATTTAGGATAAAACAATTTTCAGCATTTTGAATTGCTGGACACCAAAAAGGTGATTTTGGTCCAAATAGACCATTTAATTCAGTATATCTGACTTCAGGCAGAGCAGCTATCTGGGCTGAAATTTCCTTTCCTAATTTTGAATTTAACCGTGGCATATATTCCAACGGTCCGTATCCTGTTTTTTTCCAGATTTTCAAATCCTGTTCAACTGGAAAACAAATACTCGAAATACCGCCTCCAATACTCCATCCTGATGGGCGGAAGGTAATGCCACCCAATTTTTTGCATAAATCCATAGAGGCATTTATTGCTGCTACTTTTTCATTCAGAATATTGTAAATATTATTGTATAGTTCTGTATTTTTTAAAACTTTAAATTTCATGGTTTATTGGTTTTGAAGTGTTATAAATTCATGCATAAGCTTTTTAAAGCACCGGTGTGATTCGCTCGGGATCAATACACGGATCTCGTCCCGGTGATGATCCCAGAATCCTTTCATTTTATCGTCAGTGGCATAGGGGTAGGCTTCAAGCTGACTTTTTAAGTGTTGCCTGGCTTGAATAACTGTTACCTGGTCAATGCGTCGATAACCTTTCTCTTCAATTTTCTTCTGAAGTCGAATGAGTTTCTCGATATATTGGCGGGCTTCCTTTGCGAACATGGCTTAATGCTTATTTTGGTTATGTCTTGCCCGTACGATGCGTACATGTTGGATGGCGTCATAAATCGACCATACAATAATTACAACTACTATTGCCCAAAACAGTGGCACCACCATGTAGTGATAAATAAAAATTAATGCTTTCATGTCGGTTAGTTTAGGCAACAACTATACAATTGATTGACCCATAATTGCTGAAGCCATTCGGCGGTATCCATATCCAGCACGTATGTTTCTGCCAGTGGCACTCTGAAACCGTAAATAATCTGAACTTTTCGCACCAATAAACGGGTTCCTTCCAGGTGAATTCCGATCGTAAAAACCTTTTCACCTACAATTCTTTGTTCAATACTTATAGTGGATGTCATCATCGGGAGTATAAGAGTTCCTGATCAATCTTCTTATACATATCCACACAGCTTTCACGCTGAGTGCTAAACTCATTCGACTTTGGCAGTCCATTTTGTTCGTAATTGATTAATCCTCCCTGGAGCAATTCAAGATCTTCAGCAGTCAGTTCGTGTATCGCGAACTTTTTCGGCTTTTCATTGTTTGTGACTTCAACATACATAGCTGTTTGGTTTTAGTTAATGCGTGGGGACGCCTTAGTTAATTCGTGTAATTCGTGTAATTCGTCTTAATTCGTGTAATTAGTAAATTAGTGAAAATTCAGGGGCACCACTTTAGGATCTACCCCCGAAATGCTTCATCCACCGTAGCGAGGATGGGATTCGAACCCATGGCCTCAGGGTTATGAACCCTGCGAGCTGCCAACTGCTCTACCTCGCAAAATTTTGTACCGGCGATTAACCTTTACCGATACAGTGCATTCAGATTTGCAATTAAAGAACGACGGCCCTTTCAATTCAGCAGCGGCCCGACTGCCCAATCAATATTTTGGGTTAAAGTATTCCTTGTTTATGCATCCAGAGTGCAATTTCAATCCGATTATTAATGCCCAGTTTTTCGTGGATCCGGTTAATATGAGTTCTTACTGTCGGAAGCTTAATGCCAAGTTCATCAGCAATCTCCTTATCCAGTTTTCCTCCCGAAATCAAAACAGCTATCTGGAATTCACGCCTGGCCAGTGATCCTCCCGGACCAACAGGCGCCTTACAAATAATATCGAATCCTGGGCAGGTCTCCGTTTCATCACAAACCGGCATGTCAGCAGTTGTTTTCCCGTCCATCAAGTCAGGGATATGATTACAGGCTCCATATCGGCAGGAGACAAACGTCTCTTCCATTTCATCAGCCCCGGTAATGCCTAATTTCATGCGAAGACAGTTACACGCCTTGCGATCGGCAATCAGATCAGCCTGGAAAGGTTCTCTCATTTCATCTGGCAAGGTGAGGTAATCAACCGTTGTCCCGTTTAAAATGGCTCTGGCCTTATTTTTAAATCGGTAGATTTCCAGCGTATGATCTTCCAATCCTGCGGGGATATTCATATTCATAGCTTCTTGATTTGCGCCGTCAGGCCGTTTAAATGTTCCTGATGAAGTTTTGCTATTTTAATGGCGTATTCAATCACATCTGTTCTATCCTTATCGCCGCGTAAAATCTGGTCAATATATCCTGCAGAGATTTTAAACTCATCTGCAAGGGTTTGGCGATACCCCTTTGGCATCATCCGCCTCAATTTCTGTAACTCTTTTTTAGTCATTATAATCCTGTATTTAAAAAGTGTTGTAATTGTGTTATATTCGTGCTGTAATAGTGCTGTAAACCTACAGAAGAAATATGTAATTACAAAATAAATCTGTAATTATTTACAAATATTTTTTGTATGAATTATATATCATTGAATATTAAATACTTGTTTGATAGCCAGGATTTATCAGAAGAAAATTATGGTAAGCTTTTTGATTTGAATAGAGGTGCTATACAATCTTACACAACTGGGAAAGCATCACCCAAAATAGAAGCATTACAAAAAATAGCTGTAAAATACAATTTGCTTATTGATGATTTAGTGAACAGGGATATCAGTAAAATAATTAATACAGAGTCTGAATTACACTCATATCCTGTTAAAGAAGTCGCAAACCCCTCGAATGAATCAATTACTCTCTATTCCTGTCCTGAATGCATTGTAAAGCAAAAGGATATTGAATCACTTGAAAAGGATAAGCGTTATTTAGAAAAAGAGAATGCGCTGCTAACAGAATTACTTGAAAATTATCGTGAGAATGCAAAAAAAGAGACCGAACCTCCGGATAGTACACAAGAAAGGCAAGTTACAAAACTATAATAATATTATTAAACTGGTATTTTGGGGTGGGAGAGAAATTAAAATTGTAAAAGTGATATAAGACAAAAATTGTATTTGAAAATTTGAAAATAAATAACCATGAAACAGAAATTTATTGAGTTTACTACAACTGAAAAAACCCCAATTATTATTAGGGTATCAAACATTGCGGTAATCAGACCTGCAACAGATGATGAAGGAACAATTATCCTGTTCAATTTTGCAA